ATTGTTTACCGGTAAAGTCCCTATCTTTATATTCTTCACTCAAAAATCTAATGTCAATAGTCTGAGTCTTGATCATGTTTAGAAGATCTTCTTCTGTCTCATACACAAGAATCTCATCTACATATTTACAACCCTGTAACTGAACATATCTCTCATATACACTCTGTGTGGGTTTATTCTTGATCCCCGGTCTATCAATTGTAGGGTCAACTTGTAGAGCTACAATAAGCCAATCACACAAGTCCTTTTCCATCTTTAACATTGTTACATGACCTGCATGAAACAAGTCAAAAGAACTGCACTGAAATCCTATCTTCATTTTACTTTTTCTTTGATATAATTATATACAAAAAAAGCGGTTGTTGTCAACCGCTTTGAAGGTCTTTACATGCACGCCACTTGCTCTTTGTCCTGAAGCAGAAACAGGGCGGGAGTGTTACCTCCATCCGCACCACTTGCTCTTAGGATAAGCAAGAAACCAAAGTAGGGTCTATGACTCCACCAGTGCTGTTATAGTCCATCCGTGACTTCGGGATTGAAGGGGGGAACCTTCACCGACCAGGGTTTTTAACGACTCTCCATGTCGGCATAGTAGTTTTTCGCTACATCTTTGATGTATGCAGGAACCATGTCTGGGTCCAACCAACAAGTATAATCGTGGTCTTCCATAGCAGTCATTAACTGCATTTCATTGTCACAAAGATACATGTCACGATAGCGTCCAGTGTAGGAGTCTACTTTTTGAATGCGACAGTCTGGCATACCATTGATTTCTAGCGTACCACACTGAATATAACGATAGGGAAACCTCTCAAGAAGAACGGTGGGTTTCTTGGTAACTTTCATTGAGCAACCTCTGCGGTTTCAAGATCAATAGCGACTTGCTCCATCAGCATATCATAGTCATCAAGAGCATCACCACTGAATTGTACACCATTATTTTCGTAAAAGCGGCGTACTTTTTTAAGAAGTTTTGGATTCTTTACATCCAAAAAGAATTCGCCGTTTACTGCACCACGTAGGGTTTGCAGGTCTTTCTTGAACTTACTAGTCAGTGTCATTGTCTTTCGTGTTGACCTTTCTATTATACAGGACAGATGGATGATCTGTCAATGGAAGTGGAGGGACTCGAACCCACAACCGCGCACTAATCTGGTGCATACAGAAGGTATAAGCTTCTCGCTCTGCCAATTGAGCTACACTTCCAAGAAGTTTATGTTGCTTCGTTGTGATCTGTATAAATTCGTATCAACTCTTCGTCTGCTGGGACCATTACTGCTTGATTTCTTCCATTTGTTATACCTATGTGCTCACCATTCTCTACTCTTTTAATCATATTTTCCCAGTCTTCTTGAAATTCTTCCACGGTGTAAAAATGCAGGGTTTTCATAAAAGAGATTGCAATAATTTCTTTGCATTATATAGGTAATCATAAACACGCTCGTCATAAAAGTCAAGGTCAGATCCCATATTAACTTGTAGTTTAAAATTAGAATTTCCTATAGAGTTTTCTATACACCAAACCTGATAAAATATCTCAAAAGAATTAGTTGCTTTATCAATATCAAAGACATGCAAAAAATCTTTCAATAACTCTTTATGATTCTTTTTACTTGGATGATATTTTTGTATAAGATAATAATCTTCTGCAAACCATTTCTGATGGGCAAGAATATCTTTTATTTGTTGATCATAATTAAAATCAATACTATATTGAATATTGTGACATAGTTTAGAAAATATAGTCTCAATCACAACAGCATTATATTCTGATACATGATTAATATTCTGAATATAATCCCACTCCATTTTACCATTCAAAGCAGCAATGAAGTGTGCTATATCATGACAAGCTTGTGTTGGTGGTGCTTCAGAATTATCTCTACTATCAATGTTACCATCAATATACGTTATCGTAGTCTTTGTTTTTCCATTATCCCAAGACCAATCAATCTCTTTTACTTCCTTTAAATTTCTTAGATAAGCGCCATCAGAATTGAAGAGAGAACTTTTAATTTGCTCCATCAAATCCTTATCAATATTAGAGGTAACTTTGTTTTTCATTTAACGCTTCTATCAACAATTCTTTTTATTTTTGGTTTACGATAATCTAGATATAACATCAAAGAAACTCTATATTCATCACTACAATTATAGACATTATGGTAATGATATGAATTAAAGATAAACGCTTTTCCTGCAGCAAAATTTCTTCTAATCACATTATTTAACCACTGAGGTTTATGAAATCTTTTCCACCACCGAAAGTCATCCTTATGTAAAACATAATAATCAAATCCTTTAGGAACTATTATTGGTATTTGGCACGTTAGTTGCCACGGTGGTTGACCGTGCTCAAGCACATGACTATGCCAAACCAATGAGGAATTTGGAGCAATCCTCATTATTCTACATCTATCATCATCTGCTCCTAACATTTTTATCAAGGAGAAAATGTACGGACATATCTTTTCTAACTCTGTTGGTAATAGATTGTCTGGTTCCTCTTCAGACATGTCAGAATATAGTTCTCCATTAGAACTAATCAATCCTATTCCAGACCAACTATTTTTATATTTTTTTCTTACTCCAAAATAACCAGACTCATATCCCCTAAATTTATATCTCTTTTCAATTTTCCTATACTCAGATAATAGTTTAGAATAATCAATATCTAAATCTAATTCTATAAAGGGAATATCATTAATTTGCAATTTCATCTTTCCAACAACAATAAGTAGACATAATATATTTTTCTCCTGTGATAACAGGGGTGCCCTCGTGAGGAAACATCCAGTAGGGAGGAAATATTAGTACCGATCCTTTCTTAGGTTTAATCACATATTCTGGATAGAAAATTGTTTCGCCTCCTTCAAAGTCATCATTAAGATAAAACAAAAAAGCTAAAAATCTATCACAAACGTCAAAACTTGATCCATCAGCATGTGTTTTGTAAACATCATCGGATCCACCAACATACTTCTTTATATTAGTTTCTTCAAAATAAGAATGTTTTGCATCTGTATTAAAATAATTTCTATATTCACCTACCCACTCTTGATACTTGTGAGCGATATCCCGATACATATCTTTAAATCTGGTATGCACTTCAGGGTGATATGTCTCAAGATAAAGGTTAGTCCAGTTTGGATACCCATCAGATCTCAATCTTTCTTTGTGTTTACTTTCTTCAAAAAGAGTAATCAATTCATCACAAACATCATCGGTTAGTACATTGTCAATTTTTAAAAGAAATTGAAGTACATTCATAATTAAGATCTATATTTAAATCGGGGTGACACGGATCGAACGTGCGGCCACCAGCTCCCAAAGCAGGTGCTCTACCTCTGAGCTACACCCCGGTGTGGTGGTTCCTATCGCCGCTAATCCTGAACCACCAAGGAGACTACCGCAGTTGATTTCTAAACCCTTAAAGTATAACCCTATGCATGGTGTTTGTCAAATGGTTCCCAGTGTTGCCAATTATATTCATGTATCGCCCAAATACCAAGGATGGGGACGCATATAAGAATGAATCCAAGAGTTCCTAAAGTAAATGGGTTGTTAAGAATGAATGCAGCGAAATGACTTATCTTGTGTATCATATATCTTGCCCTATAGAAAGTATTGTTAGAAAAATTCCTATCCCCAGATAGAAACCCAAGATTAACAAATGTGAGTCCACAGATCTTTAAAATAAGTATCTACATTTGCAAGCGTTAGTGGTGCTTCATCTTTACCTAGAGCCCATTCAGAACAAAAATGTTTCATCTCTTTAGTAACTCCTGGTACTCCATACGTTCTTGCGAATGAAGATTCAGCGAAAAACAATCTTTGATTAGTGTGCTGTTCCGTTTCCGTCATAATTGTCCGAATCGTAGTAAACGTTTTCCCCTTTGTAGAAACCAAAGAAGATTGTTGTTAAGACAAATGGAACAGAGATCCAAAAAAATATATTACCTAACACGCTGAATAACCTCATCTCTAACTTTATCGATTATATTGTCCACTACATTCACATCCAAATCCATGAATGGAGGGATGATACCAAGTATTCTAAGTAAACCATCAACAAATAAAGAGAGACAGATTAATCCTAAAGTCATACTGATAAGTGAGGCATTGCGATTATGTTTTCGCATTGCCTCTTCAATTGCATCCTTTATTAGGTTATCAACCTCTGCTTTAGTGTAACAATGCTCAGGTTTCAGTTCCGTCATTCGATGCGACATTGCGAAGATTATCCATAGGATCAGGTTGTCCTGCTACTATAGCACAAGCTCTAGTATAAAAGAAGTTTTCTGTTGTGCCACTCTCTTCAAATTTTTCTTTAATCGTCACCCAATTTTGATATGTGTCGGGGTGCATATACTTGAATTTGCTACACTATGATACTATTTAATATTTTAATTGTTTCTTCATATCTTTAAATCCTAACGGAGAGAACAGGAATCGAACCTGC